TTTGTTCCCAACCTCTATGGGGACTGGGCGCATCAGTCAGTATGCTATTACAGATGACTACAAACTGCGCCCGGTCTCCGGTCTCCCCATGCAAGACGAAGTAACCGAAGAACAAAAGGTGCCAGCATGAGCATGGTAAAGCGGTTTTCCCGCAATCAAGCTGGGCACGATTTTATCGTCGGCGATATTCATGGCAATTTCACGCGGCTGCAGTCGTTCCTCGACTCCATCGGATTCAGAAAAGATGTGGACCGTCTGTTTAGCGTTGGCGATCTGGTCGACCGTGGTCCCGAGTCTCACCAGGCGCTTGAATGGATCGGCTATCCATGGTTTCACGCCGTCGCCGGTAATCACGAAGACATGGCAATCCGCTGGCCAAATGGAAACATGGACGCAGGGAACTATGCGGCGAACGGCGGCGCGTGGAACATCTCCAATACGGACGCTGAGCGCTGGTTTATTTCTGATGCCCTGTCGGCGCTCCCCATCGCCATCGAATTGGAAACTGAGTACGGCATTGTCGGCATAGTGCATGCTGATTGTCCCTGCGCGAGTTGGAAGGAATTCGTGACCGCGTTGGACGATCCAGAGACCCCGCGTAGCAAGCTGAAATCTCTGATCGACTGCGCTCAATGGTCGCGTATGCGGATTGAGTATCGCCTGACTGGCGGTGTAACCGATGTGCGCGCTGTGGTGGTGGGCCATACGCCGCTGCTGAAGCGTGTCGTGCTCGGCAACGTTCACCATATCGACACCGGCGGCTGGTTCCCGGTACACAAGGGCGGCTATTTCACTGTCCTGCACGCCGAGTCACTGTTGCCGGTGGGCCCATGACTGACTTCTACATCGTCAGCACCAGGCACACGCGCCGGGACGCTCATTACATTACGTTCTGGCGCCCGAACGATTCCGGGTATTGCTGGGCGCTTTCGTGGGCGGGAAAGTATTCGCGTGAGGCCATCGAAGCACGCCAGGGCTATTACCTCAGCGGAGAAAGCACTTTCGCCGTGCCGTGCGCTGTAGCCGATGCCATAGGCATGCCGCCGCTGCCGCGCACCGTAGACAACGACGCCGGGCCCGTGGTCATGAACACGCCAGAGAACCGGAAGGCGCTGATTCAGGCCAGTGTATTTCCGACCACCGTGCCGATCGTGTTCGAATGGTTTTCCCGGAAGAAGGGCGGCGGCCTCGGCAGCGACCGCTACAACTGCGCAGGATGCGGCCGTTTTGTCAGCTACAACCAGCGCTTCACCAGCAATTGTGCCAATTGTGGCACCGACAACCGACCTTGAGAGAAGAGAAAATTATGACTTTGAGAAATTGCCAAGTAACGTTCCGCGCCTGGAACCCAGAAACACGGTGCTCCGAACCAGCAGAAAGGATTGCCGGAAAATTTCACGGCTGGGGTTTGGAGATTGATGGGGATTCGGAAGTCCGTGCGTCCTTTTCTGTCGGCATCGTGGAATTCCCAGACGGCAGCATCACGACGGTGCTGCCGAGCGACATTCAATTCGACACCGAGGTTTAACCATGAAAGTATCCGAATTGACCGGGATAACCCTTGATTATTGGGTGGCAAAGGGCATGGGGCACTATTCTAGGTTGAGTAATGGAAGGTGCGAAGTTATCGACTGGAATAAGCCGGGTAGTCTGATAAACGGGGAAAGGTTTGAGCCGTCGACTGATTGGCAGCATGCAGGGCCAATTATTGACCGCGAATTTATTACGATCCGCGCCCCATCCCATCCGCATCCTCAGGTTTGGGCTGCTTTCAGCTTGGAGTTGCTTCACAGAACAGCCGGCCTTCACATGACGTTCTACGGATCTACACCTCTCATCGCGGCAATGCGTGCTTATGTCGCCACCAAGTTCGGGGATGACGTTGATTTTCGGACTTAGCCTGCTCTATGGACGGTAATGCCTAGAGGCGCTATGATGTGACAATCATTGTCCCGATTGCAATTTAATTTGAAGAGGCCCCGCCGTGACTATCGACCCCAATCAATTGCCCCTGGTGATCACGTATGGCGGCCCCAGCGGCGCGGTCGACACGATCACTGCAGGGCCTGACATTTACGGCAGCTTTTACAAGCAGACGCTCACCTATACCGGTTCTAATGTGACAGGTGTTTCTGCATGGGTGAAGCAATGATCGGCATCGCCCAGCTCATTATCTGGCTCAAAATCCTCGGCATCTATCCCGGCGGCGCTAGTTCTGGCGGCTCCAATGTGGCCCAGAATGTGGATTCTATCTCTGGCGCAAAGGCTATTGACCTCGGTTTGGGGACCGATATTGCATTTACGGTGGGCGCCGCAGCGACGCTTTCGTTTTCAAGTCTTCCGACAACCGGCCACGCAATCCGCGCGATCCTGACGGTGACAAATGGCGGAGTGGGGCTTACATGGCCTGCAGGCACCCGATGGGCTGGCGCGGCCGGCGTTGTCGGGACCGCCCCAACCTTGGTGCTGGCCGGCACCGACAAGATTTCATTCGACATCACAAACTTTGCCGGAAGCGTCGTTTATGACGCCTCCTACATTGGTCGCGTGGCGTAAGAGCAATCAACCCGCGCGCTGGCGACTCGGGGAAAAGCCCAGCAGACCCGCACGACATGGAAGCCGTTTCTTCTCCCCTGATGCTAGGGTTCTTACGGCGCGGGGCGGGTCAACCCTATTAAGGAGATGCGTAATGTCTCGAAAGCTAATCATCCCCATGGGAATTTGCGTGTGGCTAGCGGGGATTTTCTGCGGCCTCGTTCTGGCCGATTACAAAACCTCACATAAGCTGTGGGCTGAACGAAAGGTGCAGACGTATCAGATGGCTGCCATCCCAGATATCAAACAACCACCTACCCAAGAGGATTGCAATCGACTTCTGCATGCTCTGAGGCAATCGCGCATCATGAAGGAACCAGACTCGAGCGCACCGCCTCCCGCATCAGACTGGCTCTACTGGTGGCCCTTCACCGGCGCCAAGCCAAAAAACACCGCGCCATAAGGCGAAGCCCCAAGCCGGGCACAACACCAAACCCTCTACGCCGGCAATGAGGCAAACACAAAATGAAGAAGTCCAGCGAAAAGGCAGAGAAACCTGCCAAGACCACTAAGGGGGAAGAAGCAACACCGCCCCCCGTTAAATCCCATCATAAGCGCAACGTTGAGCCATCGAAGGAAATCTGGCTTGAGGTATGTGATCGCATCACTCAGGGAGAAAGCCTGCGCCAGGTTCTCGAATCTGATGTTGTCAGACTTCCAACAATACAAACCTTTTTCAGATGGGCGGATGCTTCCACGGACGTGGAGGAAGGCCATGTTTTATTCGGACTTTCGGAGCATTACGCGCGCGCCATCCTTACCCGGGCATCCATCCAAGGAGATGAGGTAATCGAAATTGCCGATAATCCATGGACGCCTGACTGGACCGTAAGGGTCGGGAATGCCCTGAAAGCGGGGGAAAATAAGCTGGTCGCGGTCTACATGCGAGCGATGCTGCAGCACGCGCAGATGCGCATTGACGCGCGCAAGTGGCATTCTGCCCGGATGGACCCGAAGCGCTGGCACCTGAACAGCGACAGCGGGAAATCGACTGAGCTGAAAGACGATGAGACGGTGAACATCATCGGCGGCCTGCCGGACGGGGGCTAGGCGCAATGCCGAATGTCATCCTGCCCACGCTGCATGCCGGCCAAGTTCGCGTCTGGAACGAGCGGGCGCGGTTCAACCGGGTTCGGTGTGGTCGGCGTTGGGGAAAAACGGAATTCGGCAAGACGGTCGGAGGCTCGCAGGCAGCCAAGGGGCGTTCTGTAGGCTGGTTTGCCCCTGACTACAAGATCCAGTCCGAGGCTTACAACGAGCTGCTGGACATCATCACGCCCATCAAGAAGCAGGCCAGCAAGATCGAAGGCCGCATGGAAACGACCACCGGTGGCCGCATTGACTTCTGGTCACTGGAAAACGAGCGTGCCGGCCGATCTCGGAAATACCACGATGTCATCATTGATGAGGCCGCCTTCACCAAGCCAAACATGGTGGAAATCTGGGAACGATCGATCAAGCCGACGCTGTTTGACTTGGGTGGCCGCGCCTGGGTATTGTCCACGCCGAACGGAACCGCAGCGGACAATTTCTTCTATCTGCTCAACGACGTCGAGAAATTCGGGTTCAAAGACCACCACGCTCCGACCGCTGACAACCCGCTGCTGCCGCTGATCAGGCCGGGTGAGACGCCGGAAGAATGGATGGAGCGCCGCGTGGCGGAGTTGCTGAAGCTCAAGAACGACAACCACCCACTGGTCTACCAGCAGGAATACTTGGCTGAGTTCGTGGATTGGTCGGGAACCGCGTTCTTCAGTGTTTCCAGCCTGCTCGACGCTGCTGGCAATCCCTACGACATGCCGACGAAGTGCGATGCTGTTTTCGCCGTCATCGATACGGCGATCAAGACAGGCTCCAAGAATGACGGCACCGGCGTATCGTTCTACGCGCTCATGCCGGCGGTGATGGGACGCGAAGGGCGCCTAATCGTGCTGGATTGGGATATTGTGCAAATTGAGGGATCGCTGCTGGAGTCGTGGCTGCCGACCGTCTATGAGCGTCTGGAGGAACTGGCGACCATGACAGGCGCACGCATGGGTACCACGCTTGGGGTGTTCATTGAGGATCAGGCCTCTGGCATCATTCTGTTGCAGCAGGCTAAGCGCCGGGGCTGGAATGCAAGACCAATTGACGGTAAGCTCACGGCCATGGGCAAGGATGAGCGCGCAATCAGCATATCCGGCTATGTATATCGCGGCGAAGTCAAGATTTGCAGGTATGCTTACGAAAAGGTCAAGAAATACAAGGAAATCTCAAGAAACCATTTTTTGACGCAGGTAACCGGGTTCCGCATCGGTGTCAAGGACCAGAGCGACGACCTTTTGGACACATTCTGTTATGCAATATCAATTGCATTAGGCAATACGCGCGGATACTAGGAGTAAAATGACGAAGCCCTGAATCGCTTGTAACGGTTCAGGGCTTCTATCACAATTTGCTAAGGACAAATCATGAATAAGCCGATGCTATCACAATCCGAACTCAAGGAAATCTTGAGTTATGACCCGCTGACCGGGGTTTTCAAGTGGAAAGTATCAAGAGGCAGCAAGTCGGCTGGTAGTGTTGCAGGTAATGTGAATATAATAATTGGCTATAGGCAAATCGGCATAAATGGGCGCTTGCTCTATGCGCACAGGTTGGCATGGCTTTATATGTACGGAGTCTATCCAGTTAATGAGATTGACCATGAAAACGGACATAGGGCTGATAACCGAGCGCGTAATTTGCGGGAGTCGACATCGACGCAGAATAAATTCAACATTAAAACCCAATGCAACAACACATCCGGGTGCAAAGGCGTCAGTTGGGCCAAGCATCAGCAGTTATGGCATGCATACGTGCAAATGAATGGGAAGCGAAAAAATCACTATACATCTGATTTTTTTGAGGCTTGCTGCTTTGTCCATAGTTACAGAAACGAGACCCATGCGGAGTTTTCAAACCATGGGGTTAGAATTAAGACGGGTTGAAATTATGGTTCACGTGAAAGAATAAAATGGCAGAAATCAGCATCACACCTGTGACAAATCCCTTGATGCGGATTCTTGAGGCTGATGAGCTACAGCCCGGGGCAGAGGCATCCTATGAGCTCTGCAAGCTGATCTACGCCTATCACCCCATCGGCAAGAAGATGGTTGATTTCCCTGTGGACATGGCGATGTACAAGCCGCGCAACATCACGATTTCGGCCGCTGGGCCGTATGAGAAGCGCCTGCGTGACCGGTTCGCCACGGTCTGGACCGGCCACAAGATGAACGACGTTATCAAGTCGTGGAAGGGTCAAGCGCGCATGTATGGCGCCGCCGGCTGCATCTGGGGCTTGGCCGGGAAGCCGCCGGACGCCCTGATCGACAAATTCGAGATCCCCGACGGTGAAATCTATTTCAACGTGCTGGACCCGCTCGTCATGGCCGGCAGCATGGTTACTGACCAAAACCCGAATTCCCCCGACTTCCTGAAGGTGAGCAAGCTGTCTGCCAGCGGCGTGGATTACCCGCGCGCGCGCAGTGCAGTGATTCAGAATGAGCGCCCGCTATTCATCCAGTACACGACATCCTCTTATGGCTACGTCGGGCGTTCGGTCTATCAGCGCGCCCTCTTCCCGCTGCGCACCTTCATTCAGTCGATGTTCACGGACAACTTCGTGACCGTCAAGGCCGGCGTCATCGTGCTCAAGGCGGAACAGCCAGGCTCTATCGTGGACAACGTGCTGGATTTCTTCCTGACGAAGAAGCGGCAGACATTCAAGCAGGCCACCACCGGCAACGTAATCAACATCGGCGAGAAGGACGAAGCTAGCACGCTCAACCTCACCAACGTCAATGACGCGATGACCACGGCGCGCACCAACGTGATCGAGAACATCGCCACGGCGGCGGACATGCCGTCCATCATCCTGAATTCGGAAACCTTCGCGCAAGGCTTCGCGGACGGCACCGAGGATGCTAAGGTCGTTTCCCGCTACGTGGACGGCATCCGTGACGAGCTCGCCGACTGTTTCCAGTTTCTTGACCCGCTGATCATGCATTTGGCTTGGTCCAAGGAATTCTACGAAACCCTGCAGGCTGAGTGCCCGCAATGGAAGGGCGTGGCGTATCAGACGTGGTTTGCTGGCATGCGCAATGCCTTTGCTTACGAATGGCCTCAACTGCTGGAAGAACCGGAAAGCGAACTGTCCAAGCTGGACAAGGTGCGCGCCGAGGCGATCATTGCCGCAGTCGATTCCATGGTGCCGCACTTAGACCCGGAAAACAAAGCCGAGATGTTCCGCTGGGCGCAGGAGAATTTCAACCAGTTCAAGCGCCTGATGCCGGAATCGCTGAATCTGGACATTGACGCCCTGATAGCCTATGAGCCGCCACCGCCACCAATGGCCGGCGGCGAAGTGGACGCCGAGTAATGGCCTCGTTTTACGACATCCTGACCGAGGCCATCAACGACATGGCCGACCACGGATATGACTCGCAGGCGCGCCTCGATGGATGGTTGATGAAGTTGCGCACGGCGGCGGCAAGCCAGGCGGCCGGGTCGGCGAACGTGGACGATGCCCTACGCCGCCTTCTGTCGGGCGTTTACAACAAGGCATTGACCGCTCCAGCGCTCGCCAAGGTGCACCCTGGCGTGTCGCGCTTCACGGTGGACATGATCAAGCCGAAGCTGCAGCAAGAGTTGAGCAACCGGGTCGCCGCGTCCGCCAACCTGATCAAGCTGCGCAAGGGCCAGCGCATTGACGATACGCTGGCGCGGTTCTCGGGCTGGGCGACAAGCGTGCCGGCCGGCGGCAGCGAGGTGGTGGATAAGCGCGAGGTCAAAGCATCGATCTACAAGCCGCTGCAGCGATTGCCTTTCGAAGAACGCCGTATCCACATCGATCAGGGTGCCAAGTTCGTTTCCGCGCTGGCTGAGACGATCGCCATGGATGGCAACGCAATCGCCATGCGTTGGCACTCCCGATGGCGCCAGCCGGGCTACAACTACCGACCCGACCACAAGGAGCGCGACGGACTGATCTACCTTGTGCCAGGGTCGTGGGCGCTGAAACAGGGGCTGATCAAGCCGGTGCATGGCTACGTGGACGACATTACCCGGCCGGCCGAAGAGGTTTTTTGCAAATGTAGCGGCCACTGGGTCTATACTGTCAGCAGCTTGCCAGATGAATATTTGACAGAAAAAGGACGGCAGAAGATTGCCGACGCGAAGAAAAAATGACGCCTACTGCTGCGGGGATTATGTTTATCAAGGACGGGCAAACGCTCGTTCTGCGCCGTTCGCCCACTGCCGACGATCATCCGAATACTTGGGGTCTCCCGGGCGGCCATATCGAGGACGGCGAAGATGCGCCGATGGCAGCCGCGCGCGAAGCCATGGAAGAAATCGGTGTCACGGTCGATCCGGCCAGCCTGCGCGAGATCGCCAATGATGGGAATTTCGTCACGCACATTGCGGCATGGCCGGATGGTGCCGATGTGACGCTCAATGATGAGCATGTCGGCCATCAGTGGGTACGCGGGCACGATATCACCGCCATGGCCGATGATCTACATCCGGGCCTGAAGGCGATGTTTGACCGTCCATCGACCGAACGCCTGTTGCAAATGGGCCAAACCGAAACCGATGTCATGCAGGCCATGCGTGACGGCATCCTGCCCAGCCCGCAGCGCTTCGTCAACATGTGGCTGTATGCCCTGCGCATCACCGGTACCGGAATCGCCGTGCGCAATCCGGGCGACCCAATAGAGCAAGAGGTGACCTGGCGCGATCCCGAGATTTACCTGACGGAAGAATTCCTAGCGCGTTGCAATGGGCTGCCGGTGATCGTGCTCCACACCGAAGCACCGGCCCTCACCTCGCAAGAATTCGCCGAAAGGATTGTAGGAACCTCCGCGATGCCTTATATTGCTGGCGATGAGGTGTGGACGATTGCGCGGATTTACGACAAAGCCATTGGTGAATTGCTGGATACCGCCCAACTCTCAACTTCTCCAAATGTTGTTTTCCTTGACAAGACAAAAAATAGTACAATTACTCTCGCTGACGGAACACCGGTATTGGTTGAGGGGAACCCAGAGCTGATTGATCACCTCGCAATCTGCATGCAAGGGGTTTGGGACAAAGGCGGGCAACCAGCCGGCGTCAAATCTGATAATTTAGGAGCAATAATGCCTGACGAAATCGCGGCTGAAGAAGCCAAAAAAGCTGCAGAGGCAGAAGCCGCTGCGGCAGCAAAGAAGGACTCTGACGAAGCGCCACCATGGGCTAAGGCTTTCATGGATTCGATGACTTCCCGCATGGATTCGCTGGAAGGCAAAAACACCGAGAAGCCTGCTGAGAAGCCGGTTGAAAAAGCTGACGCCTCGGTCGCCCATGTCGTCAAGGCTGACGAAGAAAAGGCCGTCAAGGAAGAGCAGGCCCGCAAGGATGCAGAAGCCGCATTGAACAATCGTGTAGGCGGCGTCGAAACTGCTCTGGAGCCGCTGTCCGACGACGAAGCTGATGCAATGGCTGACGCGGAAAACAAGGCCGATTCCGTCGCGCACGCTCTGGGCATGCCAGCTCACTCGACCAAGCCTATGCTGGGCGAAAAGCCTACCGCATACCGTCTGCGCATGGCGCGCAAGCTGCAAGTGCACAGCCCGGCCTACAAGGAAGTCAACCTGCAAGCGATCGCCGCCGCTGACACCAAGGCGTTCGGTCTGGCTGAAGCTGCGATTTTCGCCGACGCCACCAAGGTTGCAAGCCGTCCGACCGAAATCAGCGCTGGTCAGTTGCGCCAGGTCAAACGCCGCGACGAATCGGGCCGTGAAATCACCGAGTTTGTCGGCGATACCATGGCGTGCTGGGGTCAATTCGTCGCTCCGAGCCGCAAGGCAAGCGGCTTCAACAAGGAGGCGTAAGACATGTCTATCAATCTGAATCCGTATGCTACAACCAACGCGCCCGGCACCTTCGGCGTTTATTCCGATGGCCTGGTGCAGGGCACGGCGATGGCCGATCCGGCAACGCGCTTCGCCCTCGCAGGCGGCGTGCTGGCCGGCACCGAAACGCTGCCGATGTGGGGCGGTATTGCGATCCAGGAAAATATCCCTGGCGCCACGACCGTTCTGAACAACCAGGCGCTGGGCGGCAACGTCCTGCGCGCAGCGGCATTCGCCAACATCACCGGCTTCTCGGTGTTCGACCAGAACTATTCGGCCGTGAACACCCCGCAATCGCCGGTGCCTCTGGTGAACAACGGCGGCCGCGTCAACTTCTACCGTCTGGGCAGCGGCGCACGCATCGCGCTGCAAATCGACCCTGCGCTGGTGAATTTGGACGGCACAATCATCACATCGCAGGTTTCCTGGGATTTCACCAACCAGAAAATTGTCGCATTTGCGACCAATGCTCTGCCGGTCCATATCCTGAAAATCTACACCGCGAACTGCAAAACCGTGTCGTACAATTCTGGCACCGGTTTCGCAACCTGGAACACTTCCGGCGCATGCGCGCTGGTTGAAATCTAAAAGGGAGCCGAGAAAATGGCAATCACACCAAGCTATGTAACGGTCAACCCGAATTACATTTTGCCCGAAATCATCATGCCTTTCCAACAGGCATCGGGTGCATTCAATCTTCTGGCGACCAATGGTCCTATGGTGCGACTGAGCGAGGGTACTATGGCTGTTTACGCCAAAGTACTAGACGTGCGCACGCAAACTGCTGGCGGCCAGTCTGCAGCAAATCAACTGCCAAGCGCGATGATCACAAGTTCCATGATCTCGACGCCTACCTACCTGCTGCGCAACCGCACTGAGTATGATCACCATGACCAAGCCGCAGCCGGTCAATGGGGTATCAACCTAGTTGAAGCAAACCGCTTGGCGATGCGTCAGGGCCACTTTCAGACGATCCGCAACGGTCTGCTGGGCGGCTTCCAATCGGCGAACGGCGAAGGCTTGCTGAACACCGCTGGCGCCACTGCGGTGACTCTGCCGCCGGACAGCAACGGCAACACCACGCTGGCGACCTACGACAATGGCGAACTGGCGTTCTTCTTCCTCGGACTGATCTCCGCCCTGAAGACGCGCATCATGCAGTTGGGTATCGGCCGCAAGCTGACCATCTGCGGTCCTCAGCGCATCCTGGGCCCTATGGAATACCAGAACATCGTCCAACTGGTGCAGTTCCAACGCACCGGCGCGGGTTCGGCTTCCACCACCGGCGTTGTCAGCTCGGTGGCGGAATCGAATTCGGACCTGATCGAATGGTGCTACGATGACTCCTTGATGGGTCAGGGCGCTGGCGGCACCGATGCCGTGTTGATCAACATCCCGGAAATCGAACAGCAAAACGTCAACCGCATCGACACGAACGAGTTTGCAAAACTGACTCCGAACCTGTCGGCGACTGCCCTGCTGCTGTCCGACATGGCGGCACCACGCGAAATCCCGACGCCGATCGCTGGCGGCGCGATTGACATCGTGGCCGAAATGCGCGTTACTCCGGGTTGGCAGGTTCGTCCTGAAGCGCTGACCATCCTGAGCATTCCTTACCAATAAGCCCAGGCCGGTCAAAGAAGCGAATAAAGGGCGTCCATGTGTCGCCCTTTATTTTTAAATAACTTTAAAAGGAAGATCATGACAAAGCTTTTCATCGCAAACGTATCCATGCAGAATCAAGTTCTCAATTTCCGTGTACCAGAAAACAAGAAGATCATGCAGACGGAAATCCCGCCTGGTCAGCAGCGCGTGGCGTATCAGGAGGCATCCATCGATGTTGTTGATGCGATCATCGAGCACATTACAATCTATGGCGCCGTAAGCTTGGCTGAAGCGAAGCGTGCGCAAAAATCATTCACGCTGGTCTACCAAGTCGATTCGCCCATCACCAGTGAGCAGATAGCCAGCCTGCATCGCAATGCAGTTGACTTACGAACGGTAGAACAATTTGAACATCTGAAAAACAACACTGCCGCAGTCGCCGATCTGGCCGCGCGTTTTGCGCAAGAGCAGGGCCTGAAGGTTGTCGCTACTGAAACAGAAATCCGGCAAATCGGAGGCGGCAAGGAAGGTGACGAAAAGCTTAACACCACAATCCGCGCAGAAGTACAGCCGTCCAGCAATGCTGGTCGCAAATCCAAGCAAGGGAAATAATCACCATGGCAGCGCCAACACTGGAAGGGTACACCGATTTCCTGCGGAGCAACGTTGCCATTCCAACGTCGGCGTTGCCTACTGATTCGCCTTACATCGCGCAAACTTACAATATCGCCCTTGAACTTGCTTTGACTTGTCTGGCGTATATGCCCGATGTTTACGCCTGGGCAGTTTACAATCTGGCGACCCACATGCTGGTTTGCCAGTGCCAGGACCAGACAGGGCAAACCTATTTCGCTGATCTGCGAACCAAGTTCGGCACGCTCAATTTCACGCCGGGCCTGATCCAAGCATCGAACGATGAAAGCACCGGGCAATCATGGATGATCCCTGATGTTTTCAAGAAACTGAACGTGCGCGAGCTGGCGTACCTGAAAACCCCATGGGGTCAGGCATACATGGGCATCGCGCAGATGGGCTTCCCGCTTTACGGGATTTCGTGATGCGCAAGCTCTATCTCGGCGTGGTGGATATCCCCTACCAGCCCACGGATGGGCGCGAGAAGGGGCTGCCGTCGACTGGTGATGTGGCTGGCTGGCTTGAGGACGAATACGGCGTGATGCAGTCCTTCGTAAATTTGAACGAGGGCGCCATCGCCGAGAAGCTGGCGGAGTCTATTTCCAATGCCATGCAGGATCTACTGATCGGCGCACCGCCTGGAGGCGATCCGCTGAAAGAGGGATTTTCGAATATCGAAGAGGAATTCAAGCGATACATTGAATCCCAGCAAGTTGAGGGCCAAGGTTTGCCAGGAGTGCCGACAAAGGCTGCTCTGGCCGGCGTGAACCACCGCCTGAAGCATCCATATGCGGCGTCAAATCCTCGGCGCCCGTCGTTTGTTGATACCGGCCAATATGTTGGCGCGTTTAAAGTTTGGAGTGATTGATGCCGACCGCCGCTGAGTTGATGGCGAATAGTAAGGGAAATCCGCTGGCCTCCGCTTTGGACGCTGGCGTAGCTGACATATCCCAGCAACAACAGATCACTTTCACGAAGTACGCGAAATACACACTGCCGATCGACGGTTCTGTGTTTTGGATCAAGGTCACGACGCCGGCAGTCATCACACTGGTGATCAACGGCTCGCTACACTATGCCACCGACCAGCGCCAAGATGAAGACGAGTCACCAGCCATCAAGCATGTGATCTTCACCGCGCGCGAGCCGGTGCAAGACTTTGACCTGGTTGATTCGGATTTTCTGTATCTGGCGAATTTTGACGGCTTCACCTTCGCCTTCACCGGGCGCAAGTCGTTTTATGTGCAAGCGGCGTTGCATCACTACTATGGCGATGCGGTGTACCCGACGATGCAGACGCAGGTCATTGACGACCCGTCGACCTTCATTGATTTTGTCACGCCGGTGGTGTCGAACAGCCTGCCGCTGTGGCTGTCGCTGAATAGCATTTTCCCGGTGTACCCGGCGTTTCTAGTGCCTGCCAACGCCGCGCCGCCGTATGCCGCCGTCTACGTGGACCCGGCCTTGACGCAGGCACTTGCGAGCGCGCCCTTGATAGCATCGAGGTCGTCGCATTCGCAGATGACGCGTGATCGGGTTCGCATCGTGATTTACGGGACGCGCAACGACGTTGCCCTGGATTATGTTGATTACCTGTACGACTTCTTCGAGAACTATTGCGAAGGAGAATATGCCCCCGGTTTGGCAAACATGCCGGTGCTAAGCGACCTGCATAAAACGCAATCGGAGTTGGGCGTTATTGCTCAAAAGAAGCAGATCACGTTCGAAGTGAATTATTACCAGCGCAATGTGCGAGATTTAGCGCGCCAACTGATAGAATCCAGTGTAGTAAATATCATCCTTTAAGGGGAACATCATGCCACAAGGTCCAACAGCAGTAAGAGTTACCAATCCTGGCGCGGCCAGCGATCACAACAACATCACCGCCGCCACAGTGGTCAAGGCAGCACCGGGCCGTCTCGGTTTGGTTTCTGTCATCGTCGCTGGTTCCGCTGTCGGTACTGTCAACGATGTGCTGACCACTGGCGCGGCTGCTGTTGCCAACCAGATCGGCACCATCCCTAATACAGTCGGCACCTATACATTCAACTGGCCTTGCGCGGTCGGCATCATCGTTGTGCCAGGCACCGGCCAAACAGTGGCAGTGTCCTACACCTAATCGGAGGCCGCAAACATGGCAACATCAACACAAACTGACATTGTTGTCGTAAATGTCACGCAAACGCTGGCAGCAGTGCCGAGCCAATTGCAGCGGACAGCGGCCATTATCTCGCAGGGCGGAACTATCCTTCCGCCAGGATCAAGTTCGATCCTTACTCAGTTGTCCGACTTGACGCCATTACTGGCCGGCGCACAAACTGTAACATCTGCTGTATGGGCGTCCAGCGTCGTGACTGTGACCACGACGGCCCCGCATGGATTCCCTAGCGGAGAAACTATCCCGCTGACAATTGCAGGATTCGTGCCAACCGGCTACAACGGATTGGTTCAGGCGACCATCACTGGCGCGAGCACGTTTACCTATCCGCTCATCAGCAGCCCCGGCGCCACGACAACAATCGGCACAGTGACCGATGGCGATGTCGCGGAAATCATGGCGATGGCAACAACATGGTTTGCCCAAGGATCGGCAACGCCAGTCTATGTTCTGGAATTTGGGAACGGAAATGCTGCTGATGGCATTTCCGCACTAGCTGCTTATGTGACAGCGAACCCACTGGCGTTTTATACCTATCAATGCCCTCTGGAGTGGGCTGCAAACACTACTGCAGCAACTTCCTTGGCAACGGTATGCCGGAACAATGCCAGCACTACAAGCATGGTTTATTTCATCATTCAAGCCGCAAATGATCCTGCTGTGTGGGCGTTATTTAATGGTATTAAATCAGCATTTGTCATGCGGCCAACTGCCGCCGATTTCGGCCAAGGCGAATTCGACGCGTCCGTTCTTGGCTATAATTGCGTTGTTCAGCAGCCAAGCGCCACCAACAAGGTTCCGCCGATGCAGTTCCGCTATGCTCTAGGCGTGACTGCCGACGCCCTGACCGGCCCACAGCAAGTCGCATTGAAACAGGCATATGTCAATTACATTGCTACCGGTGCCGAAGGCGGCATTGCCAACACGCTGCTCAAGTGGGG